CATTTGGGGTGATAATTCCTGTATTTACGAGAGTTGAATAATAGATCGCCTGAGTTCTATTATCAGGTTGAAGCGCTGGGACTTTTAAACGATCAGGTCTGATAGAGACGCCATTATTGAAGAAATGAGCAAAAGCTGAACAGAACTGTGAAAGAATAGGAACTACTGTGTGTAAATAGAAAAGCTTCTGGTTAGCATCAATGTTTGCGTTGTTCCCAGATTTTAAAAGCACATAAGGAACACCTAAAGCTTTTGCCATATCTTGCTGAATACGTTCAATTGAATTTTCAAAATCAAGCTGTTCAAAAGATTTAGTTGAAAACTCATCGATTTTAAGACCGCCATCAAGAATAGCAGGATTACGAGCACCATCAAAAATAGTGGTGTATGTTGATCTCCAAGCCTCAAGAAGTCTTTGTTTGACTCTTTGAGACAAAATAGAATCTGTAGTTAAGACAAATCCAGGAACTGCATTGTTCTTAAAGAACTGTCTCTGGAATTTAATCATATAATGATATAACTCAATAAGTTTAAGAAGTGGTTTGATCTTAGACGTACCACGGAAAATTGATTGATCATTCTCGGCCATTACATGAATAATCTCATGTGGCTCAAATTGGATGGCCTCGGCTTTTTTGGATTGTGCGCCTCTATTAAATCCAAAAACGTCAGAAGACTGTTGATTAGTCACTAAATAATTATAGTGAGAAACAAATGTTCTTTCGTCTGGAACTACTTCCATATCGTTTGCAGGTAAAACATATAAGTCTTGCCCGTCGTAGTAAAAGAAAGCGTTGCCATCAAGGATAAAATCTAAAAAAGCTCTTCTAAAAAGTCTTACTCTATCCTCGAAGGGATTTGGTTTGATGTTTAAAATACGATTAACTTTTTTTGCAGGAGACTGTCCTTCTACAATTAAAGGAATCTCAATACACGCATTAATAATCATTTCTACAGCTCGATGAACAACTTCAATCTCTCTGTAGGCTTGTTCAAAATCAACAATTGTCTCTGGAGAAGCATAAGGTTCTAATGAAGAAATAGAAGGCTGTGCAGGATTCAACTTAAGCCTGTTAGCTGCCCACTTTCTAAAACCTTTTAAATCTTCATATTCCGCCATTTTTTAACCTTTGAATATCTAACCAGTTTTTAATTTTTGGAACAAGGTGGTTAGAATACGTCTGCCCATATATAGTATGTAATAACTTGTGATGTTTGCTGCACAAAGTAAATAGATTGTCGTGAGATAATTGATCTGCGCAATCTTCTGAGAACTTTACTCTATATTCGTTGATTTCTTCAACTTTGTCAATAGATAAAATCTTTTTTTGTTCACACCATTTTCTAAACAACTCACTTACACTAAACAAGTGGTGTAGTTCAAGATTGTCTTTAGAGTCACAAATAAAACATTTGTCACGTAATTTATAATCTTTTTTTATAAAGTCACGAATATACTTTATTGGAAACCTTTTTTATGTACTCCTATTACGATATTTTCACTTAACTACCAAGCTATCTTTTTAAATTTTTCTACTACCTTCCATCTCATCAAAAAATGGTTAGGATTTTTGTTAAGTGAATGCTCACCTTCAGGTAAATTTAAAACCTTTGCAGGTACAGTTTTTAGTTTACACCCTGGAGCTAGTTTTAGCAAGGCACTAATTATAATATCATCGCCTCGCTCTGGAAAGCCTACTTTATCAATTTTATTAAATATCTTATCTAAATCATTTTGTTTTACAAGGATACCTGACCCAACTAAAAAATCTACGGTTGCATGTACGCACCAGTGAGGATCGAGGTCACTATAAGAAGAAGCCTTGGCTGCATTCGACATACCGTAAATTCCAACTATAGTCTGGTCTAAAGTTTTCATTCTCAAAATATCTTCTGGATGAACAATAAGATCATCGTCAATAATAAATTTAAAAGGTTCAGAGTATTCAAAACAACGAATCCATCTCTCCATACAGTAATAGTTTTTGTGATTATTAATAACATCTACCGGCTGCCCATAGAAAGGAAAAGGCTCACTTGGGTTATTATTGATAACTGTGATAGGAAAAACATTCTTGTAAGCAGAAATAATTTTAAATACATTCTCAGGTCTTTTATAATTTAAAACTATTACTCGTATATCAGGCATAGATAGAAATATTGCTCATTTTAGAATGTGTATAAATTGCATAACGAACTGCGTCACAAGGGTGAGAAGTCCAGTCGTGAATAGGCTTTGGTGTCTCTGTATTTGGATTCCAACGATAGGAACTCATTGCAGAAAAAGTATGAGATGCTCCGAGTAAGTCAAAATACAAATTGTCGTTCTCAACTAAAACTTGAATATAACTGATACCATCATTAACAGATTTAACAGCATTTTCACAATAGATGTCATAATCATATGCAAAATCAGCTTTAACCTGTTGCGCGGCAGAGTCAATGTATATAGTATCTATATTCCACTCGTCAACTTTTTCTTGGATAGCAGCTGCAAGTTCTGATGTTGTAGATTCTTTTGAAACATACTCATCAATAACATAATACGACTGACCGTCAAAACCAATCACAACAAAAACATTTTCGTCTCTGTAACCTACGTCAAGCCCACCAATAACTTCAGAAAATCTTTCGCCTACATACTCTCCGATATGTTTATTCTCGTCTAAATCTAAATAAATCTGTGACTCAGTAGTTGTCCACTCACACTCATACTCCTGTGCAAACAAGGCCCTTGAAACAGCTTTGCGAGCTTCCTTAATGTCATTTTCTGAGAGTAAAGGGTTTGATCTCCAAGTAAATACAGCAGAACCCCACTCAGGATACTCTTGATCTCCTCCCCTTAAATAGTAATTGTATAGATAATTACCCTTACCTCTAGGAGTTGAAATCCATAAACAGCGAGAATCTTTAAATGTAGAAAGTGCAGGGCGTAAGTCACGGGTAAAGTATTCGTCATTAGGGATAATCGCTGCTTCGTCTACGATAAGCAAATTGGCAGCTCGTCCAACGAGAGAGTCGCGGTTGTTTGCAGAAAGTAATCTAAATACAGAGCCATTTATAAGCCTTACTACCTTGTCTTTTTGGTTAAATCTATCAACCTCGATCTCTAGCTGTTTGATAAGATCGGTAACGTAGTCCCAGATAATAGAAGAAAGTGAAAAGTTTGGTGCGACCACCATAACCTGTTGTCCAGGTTCTAAAAGTTTTGCAAAAGCAAGAATTGCTGCTGCATAAGATTTACCAGTTCGTCGAGCAGCAATATGTACAAAAAATCGATTCTCGTTCAATCCTTGGATCATAGCCTGTTGGGATTCATTGAATGTAACAGGATTTGGCAATTTTGTTAAAAGTTTATCAACATTAAGTCTAAAAAAGTTGCTCATCTAGGTAACATATTTATGAGAATTGAAAGTACTGTGATTACACCAGCTACCACACCGCCTAACCAAAGTAAAGTCTTTAGAGACGTTTTACCTTGAGTTGCAAGCTCTGATACATCATTAAGTTTTTTGTGAACAGCACCAAGCTCTTCTTTCATCTCGAGCATCGCAGACATGATCTGAGCATAACGCTCTTCGCATACAGCTTCATGTGCAGAAATATTAGCTTTGTTAGATTGGGATCTTTCGTGAAGTCGATCTAATTCAGTCTGGATTTGATCAAGCTCTCTTGTGTTGTCATTCATTATTACTCCGCATAAGCTGCCTGAGTGCTATACCAGACTGCAATTGTGTGTCTAGGAAATACCTTTACAGTCTTAACACCGTGCTCAAAATCTCTACCTGACGGAAAAAGAATCAATGATCCTTTTGTTGGTTTTACTTCGATATCCAGTTTTGGGAAATAAATTTCACCGCCAGTATAATGATCATTTAAATAAAATATGCCAGAATAATCTCTGTAGAAGGTTGGATGAGGATTATCTTTCATCATCTCCTCGGCTTCCTCTGGCCAGCTGTTGTCAGCATGTACACTCATATTATCACCAGGAAACCAACGTGTCAATTCTGTATTTTCTGGAAAGGCGAATTCCTCAAAATATTTTACTATATTTTGCTGCCCCACAAACCGAGCATAGTTTAAACAACGCTCAACCTTACCAAAAGGTTCAGGCATTGTGCGATGCAGAGCTTTGTATGGAATTGTTTTATTTTTAAACTGAGGAATTACTTGCGTATCCTCATTGTTAAAAGCGTTAGGGTTTTGGTGAATAAAGGCGTTTAGAAAGTCGCAAGTTTCTTCAGGAAGAGCGTCTTCAATGACTTGAATATCGATGTCGGTCATTTAAGTCATCCGTGGAGATAAATGAGCAGGATGAGCAATTCCTGGGATTGCTTGACCATTAGCAGATTGATCTTCTTCAACCTTTGCTTTCATAGATTCAATATAAGCGAATCTATCGGGACCAAAATAAAACTCAGCAGTAAGCGGAACTTCAATTCTATGATTGTCTTTTGTGATAAAATAACGAGATGAATTAGAATCTACTAATCCATCTTCTACTACATTTTTAATACTCTTTTTAAATGTTGATGTACTTAACCTGTAGTGAACAGTGTAGCTAGTCATGAAAACCCCCTCTCTGACTAATTTATGTTTTAATTATATAGTTTACAACACTGGTTGGCAAGGTTGTACTCAAAGCAGGAATGGTCAATGCTGGGATAGAGAGTGCAGGGACGGACAAGCCAGGAACTGACAGACCAGGAATTGAGTGTGAGTGATCACCAACTGCCAGTGCAGGAATTGTAAGCGCAGGAACCGATAATCCCGGAACTGATAATCCAGGGATAGACAATCCTGGGACTGAAAGTCCAGGAACTGAGTGTGTATGAGATGACGTATTTACGTTTGTCATCGCTGTACCAGTTGATGAGTCTTTTGCTGAAGTTGCAAATGTACCGTTCGACTTACTTAATGAAACTGTTGTACCGCCTGTAGTACCCGTGCCGGTAGTACCTGTACCTGTTGTCCCAGTTCCAGTGGTTCCAGTACCTGTCGTGCCTGTTCCAGTATTAGTAGCAGTTGTTTCAACCCCAGATGAGTCTCCAGAGGTTCCTGTGCCTGTTGTACCTGTACCCGTAGTGCCTGTTCCTGTGTTACCTGTACCAGTATTACTTGCAGTAGAGGTTACTACAGATGATGCAGCAGCAGATCCAGTTTCTGTACCAAGAGTAGCGTTATTAGAACCCTTACCTAGCGGAACCCTGTCTCGTAAATCTGGAAGACCAAAAGTGGTTGATCCGTCTCCTGTACCATAAGCAGTACTAATTACTGCGAATAATCGTGCATAAGTTGTTCGAGATACGTTTGATCCGTCACACAGCAGAAAGTTTCCAGGCGTTGTAGCTCCACCAAAAGGCAGAATCACGCCCGCCGGAAGTACCTCAAAACCTCCAGCTTGTGATCCATCATGTACTCGGATATTATCGGTATCCGTATCAATTGAAAGTTCGCCCACAACACCCGTGAATGAGTTGTTCTGAGCCGTTGTACCTCTTCTAAATTGTAATTGAGTAGGCATTTATTATCTCCTTAATTTAGCTTAAAGCTCCCATATCTTGTGTTGCTAGTTCACCTGACGGTTGTGTTAACATATCAAACTCCGTTAATCCACCGACAGAGATAGAAAACGCATCTGTCGAAACATTTGCTGAATCTAGAAGCCCATAATCACCAGTTGGGAATTGAGTAACAGAGCCACCAACTGACTGACCTGATCCGTCAGCAAAAATAATTTGTCCAGATGTCAATCTGATATTACCACCTACAACAAGGGTATCACCTTGATTAGGATTTGTATTAGCAATTCCAATAACGCTACCTACAAGCAAATTACCTGTAGAAGCTGCTCCAATAGTGACTGTTGCGTTATCTTGTAACTCAAGTTTATCACGAGCATCTATACCAAGACCGCCCATAAACGCTGAAACTTTTGTGCTCATAATAACCTTTCTATCATATATTTATTGCGAAGTCAATATTTTCAAATTTATATACATAGAGTATACCACCTAAAAATACTCCGTCCAAATTTTAACTTAAAGCTCCTAAATCTTCAGTGCCAAGTTCACCTGACGGTGTATTACTCATATCAAAAATTGTCAGGTCTGCGACTGCAAAGCCGAATGCGTCAGTTGCACTATTTGCTGAGTCTAGCAATCCGTAATCACCTGTCGGAAAGTCTTCAGTTGTAGTAGCAGCAATACCTGCGGCTAGTGCTGCAAGATTTGAATTGATATTTTGGTCAATCCCATCTAAGTGTCCAAGTTCTGTTGAAGTAATTGCGCTAACTTCAATCTTACCGCCACTACCAGATACTAGCGCCCTAGAGGCTGTCAGATCTGAAGTGGTAATCGTAGATACAGCGCCTGCAATATTTGCAACTCGCCTTGACTCAACAGCCGCAGCATTAGAAGAAACAACATCAATATTAGCATCAAGTCTAGTAAACGTTACAAAGTCGTTTGATGCTGAATCAGTAGTTGCAATTTTAGCATTAAGCTGAGTCTGAATTGCTGACGACACTCCATCAAGATATCCGAGTTCAGTTGAGGTGACGTCTGATACGGCTACTTTACCCGACCCATTAGTTACCATCGCCCTGGAGGCTGTTAAGTCAGATGTAGTAATAGTGGACACTGCACCTGCAATGTTCGCGACTCGTCTTGCCTCAACGGCAGCTGAGTTTGAAGAGACAACGTTGATATTAGAATCAAGCCTAGTAAATGTTACAAAATCATTAGAAGCTGAATCCGTTGTAGCGATTTTTGCATCAATCTGAGTTTGAATTGCTGATGATACCCCATCAAGATAACCTAACTCTGTAGACGTAACAGCAGAAACAGCTACTTTTCCCGACCCACTAGAGACAAGGGCGCGAGAGGCCGTAAGATTAGTATCATCAATAGTAGTAGCGGCTCCAGTAATAGTTGCCTGTTTAGAGTCGATCTGAGTCTGAATAGCGCTAGTAACACCATCCAAATAACCAAGTTCTGTAGAAGTAACTGCCGATACAGCAACCTTACCAGAGCTATCAGAAGCTAAAGCACGAGAAGCTGTTAAGTCGGAGGTAGTGATAGAGGATACTGCGCCTGCAATATTGGCTGTGCGTCTTGTCTCTACCCCTGTAATGTCAGTTGCGTTTTGAGCAACATTGTCTTGTACTACATCTACATTTGCATTAAGCTTTGTAAAGGTAGCAAATGCGTTAGCACGAGTATCAAGAAGTGCTACGTTATCTGTAAGTGCTGTCGAAACTGAAGTGCCGTCAAATTTAAGTGTCGGAGCGTCCAGAACACCTCTAACTGTTACTGTGTTTGACGTGTTAAGACCAAGTGTGATATTACCATCAGCTAAGATATTGTTCGATTGCATCTCGCCTACGATACGAACACCGTCATCTTTAGTTTGCAGCTTTAACGAACCTGCGTTGTACAGGTTAGTAATTGAACCACCGTCAACACGGAACATTGTTTGTGTGCCGGCTTTATTAAATACTTGAAACTGATTTGTTGTAATTCTGACTTCACCAGTTGACGGACCTTCTAAGAATGCATCTGTCCCATCAAACTTAATAGTAAAGTCTCCACCTGTACCAAATTTGATCGCCTTATCATCAGGAAGGAGAACTTCACCACTTGAATCAGCTGTTACAGCTTTTGAAGCTTCCACAGTACCAAGAGTAGTAACATCAGTATAGTTAAGTTCTGTTGTGGTCGCTGTGAGTCCAGAAAGTTTTCCTAGCTCCGTTGTAGTGACGGATGAAGCAGTTAATTTACCAGAACCGTTTGTTTCAACAGCTCTTGAGGCTGTAAGGTCTGATGTAAGCACTGTTGAGACTGCACCAGCAATATTAGCAACACGTCTAGCCTCAACTGCATCAGTATTAGAAGATACTACGTCAATGTTAGCATCAAGTTTTGTGAACGTGGCAAAAGCGTTAGCTCTAGTATCGAGTAAAGCAACGTTATCGGTAATCGCAGTATTTAAATCAGCACCATCAAACTTTACAGTAGCAGCTGTAAGAATACCTAAATCAAGATTTGCTGCTGTAACAGGCGATAGAGAAGTATTAGATGATGGATCTTTTGTATCGCTTAATTTAAAGGTTGTAGCAGACTCGTCATAGAAGATTGCTGCATTACCTTCATCTCCACGATTGAATAACACACCTACATCAGCTGACGGAGAGCCTGTAGCACCATTAGCTAACATAAGTAATCTGTCAGACACATTGAGGTTAGTTGAAGCTACTGTAGTGGTCGTACCATTGACAGTTAAATTACCTGTAACGATAAGATCGTCTGTCATGGTAACTTCACCAGTAAAGTTAGTGGTTCCGTCAATCAATGCAGCGACATTATCTTGTACAACGTCAATGTTAGCATTCAGCTGAGTGTTACGTGCAGCGACATTGTCTTGGACAACATTAATGTTAGCATTAAGCTGAGTATGACGAGCATCCACGTTCCCAGACACTACATCGATATTAGCATTAGCCTGGGCAGCAAAAGAGTTTAAGTTTGTCAGGTTAAGAAGAGTATCAGATACAACACCACTAATCTGTGGTTGAATAGCAGATGTTACGCCGTTGAGAAAATTAAGCTCTGTAGCAGTTACTTGAGTATCGATAGCGATCTTACCAGACGAGTCAGTGACCATTGCACGCGAAGCTGTTAAGTCTGAGGTAAGCACTGTAGAAATCGCACCTGCAATGTTAGCTACACGACGAGTTTCCACAGCGGGAGCACTGTTTTCTTCAGATTGAATATTGGCTACTCGTCTAGATTCAACTGCTGCGATATCTGTTGCGTTTGTTGCAACATTGTCCTGCACAAGATTAATATTAGCGTCTAGCTGATTAAAGTTAGCTGTAACGTTATCTTGTACGACATTGATATTAGCGTCTAGTTGATTGAAATTAGCTGTTACATTGTCTTGTACAACGTTAATGTTAGCATCGAGCCTAGTGAAGGTAACAAAGTCATTAGAAGCTGCGGTAAGAGTATTAGCTGCGATCCTAGCTTGAAGTGCTGTATCTTCGTTAGTAAAAGCAGTAACGTTAGTGGTTAATCTGGACTGTAAGGCTGTGTCTTCATTAGTAAAAGCGGTAACGTTAGTTGCGAGGCTTGACT